TGTACGCCCAAACTGATTTATTGTCAACCTTAAACTAGGCTGTATTTTTGAACACTAAAGTACTCAAAATCGTCACGCTTTTTAATGTAGTAGTTTCCTTGTACATTTATTTCTTCTGCGATAAGTCTATCCCAAATTTTCAGTAATGGGTTGTGAGGCTCTAAAACGATATTAACCAAATTGTCGTTTTCGTTCTTAAACCAATATTCTACTCGCTTGGAAGTTTTGCGGTCAATATTCATAGTACCAAGATGTTTCAATTTATATGATACATCTGAAATAGATTTATTGATTTCTTTATTGCAACCAATAGTTAGTTCCTCAAATTTTTTGTCATGAAAATAAAACTCAGGAAGCCTATAAACTAAACCGCATATAGATTCTTGAAATTTTTTACCATCACTATGAATGAATTGATTTAATTCCTCACGATAATTGGTCAACTTAATTTCTTTAAGTTTAAGCATCATGATTTTTTTGCTATAGTGGTCTCTAATAGCATTCGCTAACTCTATATCTTCTTTTTTGATATTTTCAAATAAAATTCTATCCAACAGTTTTTCGGGCATCTGTTGCATTAGAATTTGGTTTAGTCCTTGAATTGATTTTCTTTCTTGCCGCATTCTATACCATGCACAACTTAAAATCAATATATCTTCGGTTGTTTCTATAATTTCATATTTTTTAACATAAGATGTATTAAACAGAGAACTAAATGAATCTATAGAAATGGTTTGTGCGCTATTACCTAAAGCACCGGTGTGTCCGATACTTTGTGCAATAACTCCAATATTTTTCCCACTACCTTGACTGCCCCATGAATATGTCATACCTACTCCGTTTTGTATCATTGTGTTGAAATTACTCATATTGTTATGTCTTCCATACCAGCAGTACGCAATCTAACAATATGTCCCATTTGCCATTGTTTAGCATCAAGGCCCTTCATTATACCAAGCCATTTATTTCTTAACAGTGCTACTTCGTTAATCAAGACTTCAAAATCAACTACTTCACTTTCACCATCCACGTACTTTTCAGCATCGCGGCTAGTCAATGCTCTATTATACTTTTCTAAATAATTTTGAAAATGTTTTCGGCGAATTTTCCGTAATTGAATGTTAAGGTAGTTTAATACTGCCTCAATTTCTTGTAATTGGTTAAATCTTTGTTCTGTAATACCGGGTAAAGCGGCAATGTTCTTTTCAACATTGCCATATATCTTTACTTCATTTTTTGCTTTTAACAGTTCATTATCAAAATGAACTATGAAGTCCGGTAGTTTGGACAAATCATTAGTAACTTGTGTATACCAATTCATTTAATCCCATTCGTCAAGGTCTTCTTCTTCATCATATTCTTCGTATTCTTCGGTGTCATGCTGTTCTGCGTAGAATTTTAACGCACCAGCAATTTCTTTATCACCTCTGAAACTATCTTTTATTTCATCAGCCTCATAATTGTTTTCTATCAATAGATTGACTAATGTATCTGCCGCATCTTTGCGTTCATTGAAATCAATATGGGAACGCAGTGCGTCCCATACTTCTGCAACAAAATCTAAACTCATTCTGTAACTTCCTCCTCCGATGTTACAGTACTTATCGTTGGTTTAACTTTTTGAGTATACTCACTCATAACTTTGTCGAGGCAATTGTCAGCGTTCGCTTCCCATGCTTTACGGAACTTCTTAATGATTTCTCCGTCAAGTGTAGTATAAACAAGACTGTTACCTTCCTTCTTAACAAGTTCATCCTTCTCCATCATGTCCAATAGACCTGAGTAAGGGTTCATACCTGTTTCATAGGGAATCTTAATTTGAACACTCTCAAAAGGTTTAGCGTAACGAGTTTTCATAATCTTACATGCACTGCGAATACCCCTAACATCAGATACCTTGTTACCATCTTCATCTTCTTTGAGTTTCAGTTTCTTCATAGCAACAACAATACTTGATGCATAAACGAAACCTTGACCACCACTGATTTTGTCATCAGGGTCAAACATATCCTGACTTGCATATGTGTGATTAGTTGCAACTAATCCAACATTATGACTACCGAACATGTTTACACAGTTACGAACAAGTGCTGTAAGTGCCTTAGGCTTACGACCCATGTCACCTTTCATATCACCAGCTTCAAACTGATTAACATCAGTAGGTGTTAATAGCATACCAAGACTGTCAAGCACAAACAAAACTTTGGGCTTATCATCTTGTGGCATTGCTTTGTATGACTTCATAAATTCTGAAATTGTTTTAGCAACATCATCAATCATTGCCATATTCAATTTCAACAATTTATCTTCGTCAGTAGATACACCTAGCGCATGTAGCCAGGCTTCATCAAGTGCGTTCTCTGTGTCAATTAGGACGACAAAGATTCCTTGTTGTTGTGCATGTCTAACGAGGTTTCCTGAACAGATGAAACTTTTTCCTGATCCAGATTCTCCGGCAAAGACAGTAACTTTACCAAGAGGTACCCCTTTATTAAAATCACCGCTAATGAGATAATTGAGAGCATAATTTCCTGTGCTGATCCAATCCGTAGGGTCATTGAATCCGATTGAAAGTCCTTCAATAGACTTTGTGATGTCCTTGCGGAACTTACTAATATCAAACGGTTTTCCCATACTTACTCCAGATCCATTGTGTTATATTCTTTGATTAGATTAATCAGTTCTTCCTCTGTGTTGCACAGAATCTTACAATTTTTCCAATCTTCTTTTTTATCACGACCGCCAATCTCGACCATCCAACCATTGTCATAACGGTTGATGGAGAAGGAGTCGTTGACTTTTGCCAACTTTGTTAATTTTGCCATTTTATTCTCCTGTTACTTTTGCGTGTTAGAAAACATTCTATCAGAAAATGATAGTTTATCTAACAAATCTGGACATTTTTCTGCCATTCTTTCCAATTCATAATCACTGGGAAAATGACGCAATGCCCCTCTTGCCCTATCTCTGACGATACTTGGAACCCTAGGTGTTTTACCAGGATCACAAAGTTCCTCTAATAGTTTTTTACCTTGCTTTAGTGCGCGGTATCTTTCGTCTGGTAGTGTCATGTTGATCTCCTTAAGGAAGGGGCCGAAGCCCCTCTACCGATCAAGACTTATTTTGTCTCGCACGAATCATTGCTAGAATGTCTTGTGCTTTATCGCTTGATGTTGCTTTTGGAACTTCAACAGGTTGACTTGCTGCTTGAGGTTCATCTTCTTGCCATGGCACAGATTCTGCTACGGGTGCTTTTGCGGGTGCGCTGGTTTCAGCAGTCGCAGTAGGTTGAGCCGCGGGTGCTCCTGCAGGAACATCCAAACCATATGGCTTGTAGTATTGACCCCAACGATCAGGATCATAAGGTTGACCATCAACTGATGCCTCAAACATTTCTTTAATAATTTTGAGTTCAGCGTCAGTTGGCTTCTTGGGCAAGAAGTCTGTGAGATTGTACAAGCCATGTGCTTCAATTGCGGCTTGTTCTGCTTCTGTTAGTGCAGATTCTTTACGTGCCCAGTTACTAGTAGAGTAATCAGCATAACCACCTTTGCTGGTCTTCTTAATGTTGAAGTCGAGACCACGCATAAAGTCAGTTGGCAATTCTTCCATTTCAGGATCCATCAAGCTAGACTTGATGATTGTAAAGATTTGTGGACTGATAATGAATCGGCGAATAGGATTCGCAGGAGTAGTGTCATCACCGATTGGGTTTTGACGAACAAAACCTTGGAATAGATAACTACGCTTCTTCCAATACTTGTTAGCAAGTTCTTTCAAACTTTCATCCTTATACCAAGGTCGAACCTCAGCAAGAATAGGACAAGTAGAACCATCATTGTACATTTCAACACATGGAACTTGTACAACAGTTTGTTTGAAATTAGGATCACCTTTAACACCGTTGAATGGAAGTTTGATGATTTGTCGTTCTACCCAGAAGAAGGTATTTTTGTTATCAGCATCAGGAAGGAAACGCACGGTAGCTGTTGTACCTTCGTCCATGTTCCAGTGGGGATAAATTGAGTTATCAGATTGGGTTCCAGAACCCTTGTTGTTTGACTTGTTTTCTTGCGCTGCGATACGAGCGCGGATTTCTGCTAATGATGCCATAATATATTTCCTTATAAAATTGAGATGGTCTCTTTAAAAATTGTCGCTACACCCTATGTGTAACTAACATCAGTAGTAAGTTTAGCAAGTCTTAATACTAATGTCAATAGTATTTATGCCAGATATGGTAAACCTCACTTTTATGTGAGGTTTTTTATGAGTTTATTTACCCAATAATTTTTTCAATTGGGTTAATTCATCAAACTCGACTGATTCATTAGCACCAACTAGTTTACCGATATTGTTATTCTTAACTTTCTCAGTAGGACCTAATTGGCCTACACGCTTTTGGTTAGCATCTAAATCTTCCGCTACGCCTTCTTCACGCTTTTCAGACTTTTCTTTCTGACGTTGTTCTAATTCATCACCATACTGACGAACCTTCTCACGGAACTTTTTGAATACATCGTCATCTTGTTTGCCACTTGGGGTAGACTTGACAGCATCGTATTGACCCATGTCCACCTCGTCAACTTTTTCTACATCAGAATAAGCCATGCTTGGTTTACCAGTTTGTGGGTTGCGTACTCCTGCTTTCTTTTTCAAGTCTCTTAATAATTCATCATCGTCAGGACCGACAATTGCTTTACCTACTGCCTTTGCACCTGTCTTTAATGCAGAACCAACTTTTTTAGCAACATCACCTAGACCTTCTTCCATATCTACCTCATCTAGTTTGTCATACTTGGCACGAATCTTTGCCATTTTTTCTTTTCCGGCATGTTCACGCCCTGCTTTGCGTAGTGCATCCATACCTTCTTTGCCATACTTTTTGTTACCCAAGTATGCTTGCAAACCACTTTCTTCTAGGTCTTCGTGCTTGTATTCTTGTGCCAACTGGTCTACAACTCTGTCCAAAATTGTTTCAAAGTCATCATCTGGATGAAGTCTGTGTTCTCTAGCAACATCCTCGTATTTGTCTTGTAAGATTTTTGCTACATATTGTTCTTCGGGTGTCTTTGGATTATTCATCACAGTATATGCGTCTAGTTCACCATCGATAATATCATGGATAATCATATCCACTTCACTCATGTGACTTTCTTCTAATTGGCTACCACCAAGTTCGTTTTCAACTTGTTTGACCCAACCACTAACATCACTTGAACCTATTTCATCGACATCACCTACAAAGTCAGCCACACTATCAACTGCTTGGCCAACTTTTTCGGGACCATACTTTGCTAACAAATCAGTACGTTGTAATAAAATTCTACGAATAATAGCGTTTACAACCGGACTGTCTTCATGTCCTGGATTATGTAACATACCTTCTTGTGGGATAGATTTCAAATCTGTTGCCTCGCCCATTTTGTACGAGCCTGCGCTGCTTGCATCACTATCTGAACCCATTACCATTTTTTCGCTGATAACTTGGTCTGCCCATTCTTCTAAGGCTTTGACTTCACTCATTTCATTTACTTTTTTATGTAATCGACTTAATATTGGCATAACACTCTCAATTCTTGGATCTAATGTTTCTTGTACAAACAATTCATTTAAACTTGATTCTTCACCCTCTGTTTCCATTAAT